ATTAATCCCTAAGGCTCTCACTTCTTAGTTCATAATAAGGGTTAAAAATTAAACCTTTCGTTGCTATAATGTGAGAGCGCAACTATTACCCAAATGTAAAGCGATATTATTACAAATTTTGTAATTAATCACCCAGCAGGTGTTTCTCAATGCTTTTTACCAGTTCTTTGTTTTCTGTAATCCCGAAGATGGCATCAAGTATGTAGTCCACTTGGAGTGTTAACTGGTTTTGTGCAGCTAAACCATCGTCAGCTACTTGCTTTCCACATTCGATTTCAACGGCTAATTGTTGCCGTTTAAGTTCACGTTCTAATACTCCTTTGTAGAGTTTTGTCCTGCGCTTAAATTCTTTGCTCATTGCCAGTTCTTCCATCGCTAAATCTAATAGTGAACATAGAACCACCGTTTTACTAAATTTTCTTTCGTTACTCATATCTTAAAATAGTGTTTGTTGTTCGTATTTAAAACATTCCTTTTTCATCTTGTAGTAGTTTAACGTTCCCATATTCAAATATACTCTTTTATCGTCGTTATAGGTCTTGATTTCTTTGGCAAACTTTATATCAAACGATACTTGATTATGGTCTCGAAAATAATCAGCATCCCAAACATCGAACGGTTCACATTCCTGCAATTCATAAATTGTAACTCCGTTAATTTTCTTTGCTCTGCCAGTAGCTATGCCATAACAACACGCGACGCTGCCGAGATAGACCTTTACTTTACTTCCTGCTTCCATATTACCACATTTTTTTTACTAAAAAATAACCTAATTCATCTGCTTTCTTGCGTAGCTTTTCAATCTTTTCATCGTGTCGCATCTTGGCGCAGTCGTAGCGTTCTTGTTCGCCTTCAGTTATTCGAAATAGACTGTACTTTTCGCCTTTCATTTCTTTAATCAAACCAGCATCCAGTAACTCGGAAATACGACCGCTAAACTGGTTAAGCGATTTGTCCAAAATTACCGAAATTTCGGGTAAAGTCATAACGTGGTTTTGTTCAATAAGGTTGTAGATTGTGGCTGCATCGCCTTGAAACGTGCCATTTTCAATGCCTTGAATAAAGGCTTCTGTTTTTGCTTTTGTCATTGTTTTTGTTTTTTAAAGTTTAATAATGTGATTGATTGGTTTAATTGTGTTCATATACTCACGAGCCAATGTGATGCACTCGTTACGTTGCTGGATGCGTAACTTATCGAATGAATGAGGTATCATATGAATTCTCTGTGCAACTGGTATCTCGTTAAAGTCCATAAACCACTCTAAATGCACGTTGCTTGATTGTAGGCAGTATTCCTCAAGTCCTTTGCGAGTAAAGATATGGTTACAAACCAACTCCACCACATCAGCTACAAACTCATCTCTAACATCTCCATTCATATCCGTTATGTTATACTTCCAATCTAAACGTCTAATCTCATCGTCTATTAGCTTTGCTGGTGTGTCTACAAGAACGTGACAAAGTAAGCTATCGTTTATGCCCCACAAATCCATATAAGAGTCTAACTGGCGTAAATAAACTTCATTAGGTGTATCAAGTAAGTGCTTGTTGAATGACTCAAAACTCCAAGATGTCTTGATGTCTATTATTAAGTTATTGTCTTGGATGTCACGCTTTCCAGTTACCCAGCTATTCGCTCTGCGCTCATCGTCTTTTGTAAATGGTCTGCCTAATACCTCGCTTACCAAATCTCGTGCATCTTTTTCCTTTTCAATGCCTTTGTCAAAGTACTTGGTTTCAAGTTTTGATTTGCGACCAGTACGAGCTTCAAAAACTAAATCAGTACAAATACGTTTAGCGGTGTCTGTTAGCTTATACGTTTGGCTCTCGTTGTGCTTATGCTCTAATGAGTGCCAAGTTTTAAGCTGGTTGTCTGTTAATGGTCTGCCCTCTCCAGCTTGGCGTTTGCGATAGTCTGCCAATGTCTCAGATTGGTTAGGTGTTAATGGCTTCGGTACAGATATAATGTTGCCTACCATATGACTGCGAAATATGTAGTTATCGAAATTCATTGTTTTGTTTTTTGATTAATTAATTGCAGTGTAGGATGCTGCACCCCATATTATTTATGCTGATAAAAGTAAATAAAGTGCTCTTCCTTCAGCTAATGTCATATCGTTTAAAATTGCAATACCTTCTTTAAAATCACATCCTAAATAAAGGCTCATAGCTTTTGCAGTTTTAGCAACTTCAATTATACCTTTTTTCATTTCTTCTCTTCTTGATGTGTAGATAATGTAAAGTTCTTTGATTTGTGTTTGTGTTAAAGTTTCCATTGTTTTTTGTTTTTTGATTAATTGATAATGTAAATATACAAACATTTTTTATAACTGCAAACATTTTGCAAAAAAAAAATAAAAAAAATTTAAAATAATTAACTCAAGCCACATTCGTTAAGTCGTTCGGTGTATAATAGCTTGTATCTTACCTGCTCATTCTCCGACATTTGTCGCCATATTTCGTTGAGTCCAGTAATTGAGTTCTCTGCTTCTAATTCTGCTTTCCAATCTCTTGAATGCGGAACGTGAACATTGACTTCGTTGAAATCCATCTTATTATAGATGTCGGCAGCTATTCCAATTTCAGCAGCGCATTTTTTAAGTGCATCTGTAGCAGCAGCCTTTAAATCGTTACCTATGCTCAATGGCTCATTACTTCCTCGTTTAGTCATTATGTCCTTATTCCCATATTGCATCTTTACGATGGTGCGCCCATTTGTACGGCAAGTTAAACGACCTTTTACTACTGCTTCGCCATGAATGATTTTTTCATCCATAATCTCAAAGTCCCAATCCCATCCAAACATTAAGTTTAAGACCTTTTTAACGTATCCGCCAGTAACATAGTCCCAACTTCCACCACCTTTAGCAGGTCGCTTATGAACGTAACGCTCGGGAGTCTTTTTAAGTAGTTGTTTAAGTTGTTGTGCGTTTAGCGAGTTTTCGTCAACCAAACTCAAATCCTTTTCTGTTATTAATGCTAAATTTTCCATTGTCTTATTTTTTAGTTTTGTTTACTTGTTCTCTAATGTATTTCATCCAGTCGTTAAAACTTAACCGAATCTCTGGTTTAACTGTGGTTTTTATTCTCATTCCTCAATTTGATATTGTAAGTAGTTTGCAATCTCGCCAGTCCGTACCAAGTAGTCAAATATCTGCTCATAATCCAACTCAATCTCTTCATAGCTTACCCACTCTTGCCGTGTGGCTAAATAGTCGCTATCTACTAACGCTTCGTACTGGCTATTCGTGGTGTAAAAATGCTCGACAACTGCATCACGTTCTATAACGTAATCAAACCAAACATCTAAATCGTTAAAGCATAATGAAATCTCAATTTCTTCATCCGTTAAACTTTCGCACTCGAAATAAGTGTTTGTGTAGATGCCATCTAACTCATTTCTCTCGTTAAGGCTTTTAGGTAGCTTTAATTCAGTTAGTCGCTTTACTATTTCTAACGATTGGTTTACTTTGTTATTCTGCTCGTTTTGAAATTCTATGCTTACTTCGATTCCAAGTAGCTTGGCGTAATCTAAGAACTTACCGAATGTGATGTCATTCTTGCCACTTTCCCAGTTGAATAATGTGGCTTCAGTTACACCAAGTTTAGGTGCTATTGCTGCTCTGCTAATCTTTTGTCTTTTGCGTTCTGCTTTTAATTGGTCTATCATTGTATTTTCTTTTGGTGTGAAAAAATTGTTTTCAAAATGCTCATTAATAGCATTTAATTGATTAAAAAAATTGTTTAGTGATTCCATTGTTTATTTGTTTTAAAATTAGCCTACTTGGTTTTCCTTTCGGCTTTGGTTATTTGTTTTAAGATTTTTTAATAAGTTGGCTAAATTCGTAATTTCCACCTTCATTGCACACAACTAAAATAGATATTGAAGAATCAATCAATTCTTTTGGTGCAAAAATTTTACCACTTATTAATTTTTGTTTCGCATTATAAATAACGCTTTTTCTTTGAAAAGAACCAACAGAGAAATAATATAAAATCCCATCTATTTTTTCTGTTGTGTAATTTACACTTTGCCTTGCGTGTTGATTTCTTATAGCCATTGTTTTTTGTTTATGTTTTGTCATATTGACAACACAAATATACAAACATTTTTTAAAAACAAAAACTTTTTAAGAAAAAAAATAAAAATAATTAAAAAAAAGTGCGCACCAGTTACGATGCGCACCAAAACAAAAACAATGAATGCCCAGAGTAGGGCGTCATAGAGTCGTAAAGATAGGTCGTTTATACTTTGTTTTTTTATTTTTTTATGCACATTAAATAGGTAGCCAAGATAGCCAACTTATTTTAGATTTTGCTGCTTGTAATAACTTTGTAATTACTACGCCACCGCCCACGAATCCTCCAGCAGTTAAAATAGCAGTCATTCTCGTTAGTCCTTGCATCAAGTTTAAAAACCAGTCAGTTTTTACATCGGTTTTGTTGTTGCTCTTATTCTGCTTTGTTTCTTGAACCTTTACTTTGCGCTTCGTTTTTTCGACTTGTTTAGCGACTTTTACGGCTTCTTTGCCACTATACACATAGATTGTATCACTTATCGTATCTTTTGCGCTTAAACACGCAGATAATGCGCTCTCGCAGTCGTGCAAATTGCCTCTTAACTTCTTCTTGTTGACCTGCGCTTGGCTTACGCTGAATAAAAGGATGATTAATATTGCTTTTTTCATAGGTAATTTATTTTAATAATTTACAACCAAATAGGTGTAGATGTTTTTCTTTTGCCATTTATTTCCTCAATAGTAAACCCTCTGCGACCTTTAGCAAAATTAACAGAAACCCACTCACTACTCGGACTTAAAGCCATATAACTGTTGTATTCAAATTTAGGATTACTGGCATCTTGAATGTGCTGGTGCGAATCGCCTTTACAGAATACCACTTTATAGTTGTGTAATTTATGGGTGTCGATGTAGCTAATTATATGGTCTTTAGCTTTGTCATTTAGTTGTGCCTTAAAGCCAAACTTCATAAACTCTTTCTCCTTTCCGTGTGACAATAAAAAACACCAATCGTTTATAAAATAGTGTGAAATAAACTGCGGGTAAATATTGTATTCAACATTTGGCAGCAAGTATTTCAATGTTTCTTTTGCACCAATATTCACTATGTGTTCAAAATCGCCACCGTGATTAGAGTTTACGACATTGTGAAACTCTAGAGGAACACCAAGTTCCGCTAATTCTTTAGCTAATGTAACTTTAAACTTAACCCCAACATTATAAGCTTCAACATTGCTCATATTCTGCGGTATTTTATGGTTTCTTCTCGTTGTCATTGCATCGAAGCCATCCATGAAATCCCCATAGTCATCTATAACTATTTTACAATGCCCATCAAATTTGTATTTAATTTCCGAAACCATTATTTCAAGCGTTTCGAATAATAATTTTTCATTCCAAACTCCATTGCCGTACAAATCATTTTCAATGTGCATCGCTATGTGTAAATCCGTATACACAACCCTTAACACTTTATTGCTCGTAGGAGTGATTTTAGGCAAGTTTAAAGGCTTTAAATTACATTCCTTTAGTGTTTGCTTTATTAAGTCTTTATTTAGCTTAAAAAGGACTTTATTTTGGCTTTCTTTGGATGTCTTTACCCATTGAGTGCCGTGAGCAATATTTGTGGTAAGTCCTACAACATCTAACCCATAATCTTTAGGGTCTAAAAATTGTTGTTGTTGTAGCTTTTCAGTTCTACTTACTACATTGCCATTTTTATCGTAGCTTCTTTTTACTTCAACAAAATCTCTGTGGGTGTAATAATACTTATTAAGGCTCTTGTGATGTAATCCAGTAAGTTCAGCTACTCGCTTGAACCACTTGTTATTGCTTTCGTTCTTTTGTCTTGGGTAACTATTTAAGGCGTTTTTACAATTCATTATTTTTGTGTTTTTTCGTAAAATTCAAGAAGCCTATCGTAATAACATAAGAAAGTAATATTACCTGCGTTGGCTTCTAAAAAAGATATGTGATTCTGCACGAACTTTTCAGCATCCAAGATAGTACCGCTATCCAATTGCATACCATCGTATTGTTTTAGTTCTAAATCGTTTAGCTTTTCTTTTAACTCGTGTAGTTTCACGCTTTAAATATAAGGTATTATTTGTATTTTTCTATTAGGTGTTTATATTCGGGTATCGCATCGAAACTCGGGCATTCTTTTATCCTTTCCCAGCTATCAATTTTGCCATTTAGGTTTTTATCTGGCGATATATCACGATGCCCTAATATTTGTACATTTTCTATGCTTTGAAATTGTTTAAGATATAGTAAGGCATTTTCTATTTCGCATATTAATGCCTCTTTCTGCGCTTCTGTGCGACTATCTTTTGCCTTGTGTACGTTTGCCCTATCCACTCCACCAATGTAGCAGATATGAATGCTTGTGCTATTGTAATACTTAACTCCGTTAGTGATATTCTCGTATGGTGCTAACTGGAATACCTCGCCATCTTCAGCGATTATACGATGATAGCCAACAGACTTCCAGCCAATAGATTTCCAATGCCGTTTAATGCTTTCTACATCGCCAAACCCAGCAGAACAATGAATAAAGATGCGCTTAATTAATCTCATTTAAATCGTTTGCTCCACCATCTGCGTATAAATAAAGAAATTACCAAAATGGTAATAGCCGTAAAAATACTCGTTATGCTCCGGAATATCTCTTGTGCGTAAAAGTTAGTTGAGATTTGAAAAGGCAAAGTAAAATAAACGCCCATTCCAGTTGAAATGGTTAGGAATACATCCACAATTTTGTTTTTAAAACTTTCCGTTTGTAGTGACTGAATTAACAAAATTGCACCTATTATTACTTTATCCATCTTTTTATTTTTGTGCGTTTCTAATTAGCTTCGCTTTCTTCAAAATTACTTCTAGCACCCATCCAAAGGATAAACCGAAAATGTAATAGATATACATAGGGTTCTCGGTCTTCATCGCATCTGGTAAAAAGTTTAAACCTAACCAATGCACCAAATCTTCAGTAAATACGATTATAGGAAAACACATTAAGAAAAACGATACAACACTATTGTAATTGTCAAGCCACCAAAAAGAAAAAGATATATCTAATGGTGTTCTGTCGGAATACCTATCTCTAATCGTAAACTGAAACCACTTGCTTGTCACAAACGCCAAGAAAAGGAAAAAGAAAGCAGCCAAAATAAAGCTACTTTCTATCCCATTAGTAAAGTAATTTTGAACGTAGGTGCTATCCATTACATTATAATTATCTTGTTAATTATTTCATCGTGTTTTGGCTCACCTTTCCATAAAGTCGGTTTGGTGTTGTCTAAGTAGGTAATCATTTGCCGCTTATACTTTGTAGCCATATTCATTGCCTCACGTTTAGCGAACTCTACGTTAGCTATCTGCTCGTTACTACCTTGTGCCGTTTGTGCGCCTTTATTGCCAGTTTTAATATGATTGGCTTTGCTCAAGTATGCTTTTACATTATAAGCGATGTAAGGCTTTAAGTAGGTGTCTATAAGCGTAGTATAACTCGCTGGATTAGCTACCACATCATCGTAAAAATCAGCACCAAATAAAGATAGAACCTGCTCCCATTCCACTAACTGAATCAAGTTATCTTTTACGGCATTCATATCAAACGTATTACTGAATGCCGTAAAAGA